AAGCATCCTGTATTACTTGATGGTACAAACAATGGCTTTCAACATTTTGCAGCCATGTCTCTTGATAATAATCTTGCAGCAAAAGTAAACCTTAAAAACTATGACCAGGTGGAGGACTTATATGAAGATGTAAAAGATCAGGTAATAAAAGAGCTTCGTGATCTTAGTTATGAACAATGTCTAGCTGAAGATTGGTATAAGCATCACAAATTAATCACAAGAAAGATGATAAAAAAACCTGTGATGATGATACCGTACAGTGGAAAAACATTTGGTATTGCAACTGCTGTTCGAGATTACTTTGTAGGTAGTGATGAAGAGTTGTCTTGGGATAAAGACTGCTTTTTACATAACCATTATCTTGCAAAAATTATAGAGAAAAGTGTAAATAATATTTGTCCTAAATGTATAACAGTAATGAAATATTTATCAGATATTGCAAGATGTTTTGGCCAAGAGGATAAAAATATATCATGGATTACACCATCTAATTTTTATGTTAAGCAGCAATATTTTAACTTTAATATGAAAAGAATTGCTACCAAACTCCACTCTACTACTGTACAGTTGTCACTTCTTACCGATACAAAAGAAGTTGATAAAAGAAAATCTACACAGAGTTTTGCTGCAAACTTTGTTCATAGTTTAGATGCTGCTAATGTACATTTAGCATTGACAAAAAGTAAAGCTAGTGGTCTAAATCAGTTCTGTACAATACACGATTGTTTTGGCTCACCTGCTGCACATATTGAAGAGTTTATAGGTTATGTAAAAGAGAGCTTTGTTAATATGTATAGCAAGAATTTATTAGATGATTTATATCAGCAGGCAGTAAACCAATTAGAAGATTCAAGCAAGCTACCCATACCACCAGACATAGGGAATTTTGATGTATGTGAAGTTTTATTAGCACCATATGTGTTTAGTTAAACAAAAACGTGACAAGTAATTTATCTACGGTACTATCAGTGATACATCCAACATGGATGCAATTAAAAGAAAACTCTAACTGAAATTTCCAAATGAAACCAGAAGTTTTAAACATCACAACACCAGTATGCCTATTTCAATTTGCATGGCTGGTAGAACCTGACACTAAATTTGATGCGTCAGGTATTTGGCAGGTCGAATGTCTTATTAATCCAGATGATGCTACAGAAGTTGAAGAACAACTAAGTGGATTGCTTGAAAGATGGAAAGCACAATTAAAAACTGCTAACCCAAACAAAAAATACAAACTTGCATCTTTACCTTGGGAGTTTACTGAAGTTGATGGTAAGCCATACTTCAAAGTAAAAACCAAGATGAAAGGAGGTGGAGTAAGAGCAGATGGTTCACAGTGGAAGCAACGACCTCCTGTATTATTCAATGCTGATGGTTCTCCTATGACAGAAGAGCAGAAGGAGAAGGTAAACAAGTGTGGTCCTGGTACAACTGGTCAGGTCAATATGCGTTGCAGTGGTTGGGAAACAGCAGCTTTTGGTGTTGGCATAAAAATCCAACCAGAAGCAGTAATTATCCACAATCATGTCGAATATACAAAAACCGCACAGGGGTATGGCTTTGAAACAGAAGAAGCAACCATCGAAGAAGAGAAGCCCAAGGCAAAAGCAGGGTTTGAAACAGTCGGAGCAGACGAATTTTAGAAGTAAGTTTGAAGCTGCAATAGCAGCTACATTACAAGCAAATAAAGTTCCTTACACCTATGAAACACTTGATGTTAGCTACCAAATCAGTTGCATTTATAAGCCTGATTTCATCCTTGACAACGGCATCTGTATTGAAACTAAAGGCTTCTTCTCAAAGGAAGACCGCAGAAAACATCTTGCTATCAAGACGCAGCGACCCGACATAGAAATCAGGTTCTGTTTTCAAAACAGCAAGGCAAAATTGAGTCGTGGCAAAAGAAGTTTAACCTATGGTGCTTGGGCTACCAAGCATGGGTTTCTCTGGAGTCATGGCTCTATCCCAGAAGAATGGTATGGAAACCAAAAGTAAGTACGTCAGAAAAGAACCCTGCCCTGAGTGTGGCAGTAAAGATAACCTAGCCATCTATGACGATGGACATGGTTACTGTTTCGGTTGTGGCTACACGCAGCAACCACAAAAAGATAAACCCAGAAAATCTTTTGTAAAACCAGTGAAAAAACCATTACTTAAATTTGTTACACCAAAAGCATTACCTAAACGTGCAATCACAAAAGAAACTTGTGAACTCTTCAACTACGGAACATCTGAACATAATGGTCAGCCAGTACAAGTTGCTACCTATGAAGACAAATTAGGTAGACAGGTTGCACAGCATATTAGATTTCAGAACAAAAAATTTATCTGGCTTGGTGATGTAGGAGATCTACAGCTATGGGGTCAGAGATTATGGAGACAAGTAAATACAGGTAATATGTTTGTCACTATTACAGAAGGAGAGATTGATTGTATGTCAGTCTCACAAGCACAAAATAACAAGTACCCTGTAGTAAGTTTGCCTTCGGGATCACAGTCAGCTAATAAATATATAGCTGCAAATCTGAAATGGTTATCTCAATTTGTACGGATAGTAATTTGTTTTGACAGTGACGAGCCTGGCATGGTTGCTGCCGAAAAAGCAATTAAAATCTTACCTCCTGGTAAGGCAGCAATATGTAGATTACCTAGAAAAGACGCTAATGAAATGCTCATCGCAGGTGAAGGGGAGGAACTTAGAGATCTCTTATGGAAAGCAACACCTGTTAGGCCAGATGGCATCCTTAACGCATCTAACCTATGGACAGAACTAACAAAGAAAGGCAGTAACAGTATCTGTTCTTTTCCTTTTCCAGAATTAGATAAGTTCTGCAAAGGGTTTCGTAAACAGCAGATGCTTTGTATAGCAGCAGGTAGTGGTACAGGTAAATCAACAATATGTCGTGAACTAGCACATCACTTTATGAAGAATAGTCTGACCGTAGGTTATATAGCTCTTGAAGAATCGGTACAAAGAACAATGCAGGGGATACTCGGTGTAGAGATGAATAAACCCCTGCATCTTGAGGATAATGTAGAAGAAACAGAAGGGCTAAAACAATCGTTTGATAGGCTGTTTGGTACAGGAAAACTATTCTTATATGATCACTTCGGATCTATTGATCCTGATAGATTAGTTGAACAGATACAGTATCTTGCTACAGCAGAAGGTGTAGATGTTGTTATCTTGGATCATTTAACAATAGTTGTTTCTGGTATTAGCGATTTAGATGAAAGAAGAGCTTTAGATGTAGTCTGTACCAAGCTTAGACAAGTAGTTGAATCTACTGGCATAGGTTTGATTATTGTCTCTCACTTGCGTAGACCAGAGGGTAAAGGACATGAGGAGGGTAATAAAGTTTCTCTTAATCATCTAAGGTCGAGCCATTCAATAGCACAACTATCTGACTTGGTAGTGGCCTGTGAAAGAAACCAGCAGTCGGAAAGCTATGCAGAAAGAGCAGAACTACAGTTAAGAGTATTGAAAAATAGACACACAGGAATGACAGGACCAGTAGATAAATTATTGTATGACGAAAAGACAGGAAGACTTGTAGTACCTATGGAAACCTACTTCGGAAACTAATGACTTTACTTATTGATGCTGATTGGCTTATCTATTCTTCATGCTGTGCTTGTGAGCAAGACATACAGTGGGATACTAACCTACACACACTTCACGCAGATGAAAGAGATGTGCATGAAATGGTTGATGGTAGAGTTGCACATTATCAAACCATTGCTGAAGGTGATAAGAATGTTGTTATGTGTTTTACAGAGTATCCAACATTTAGACATACGATATATCCAGAATACAAAGCTAATAGAAAACATAAAAGAAAACCTTTAGGTCTTCGCAAAATTATTGAAGGGGTGAGAGAAAGATATACATCTGAAAGCTACCCAGGTTTAGAAGGTGATGATGTGATGGCTATTCTTGCAACATCAAAAAAATATGACAATCCAATAATAGTTTCAGTTGATAAGGACATGAGATCTGTACCTTGTACACTACTAGCAGGTGATGATATGGAACTTATAACCAGACGTAAAGCTGATAGACATTGGATGATTCAAGCTCTCACAGGAGACAGTACTGATAACTACTTTGGTATTGATAAGGTAGGACCAGTAACAGCAGAAAAAATATTAGGTGAAGCTAAAACACTAGAACAGATGTGGGAGAAAGTAGTAAAAGCTTATGAGAAAAAGAAATATAATTTTAGTGATGCTGTATTAAATGCACAGCTTGCAAGAATATTGAGAGATGGAGACTTTGATTTTGATACAGGAGAAGTATCTCTTTGGACTCCATGAATATAAATATAAACCTACTGTACTTTATTTCTTAAATTAACATATACTAAATATAAATCTTGCTAATCATGCCATCTGAAAAATTACCAGTAATTACAGATGAATTGATTTTTGCCTTAGATCAAATCTTTCCTAATCGTCATCCTGATTTGTCTTTATCTGATAGAGAGGTATGGTATAGAGCAGGGCAAAGGTTTGTTGTTGATTATTTAATTGAACAACAGGCAAGACAAAAAGACACCATGCTCACTGAATCAGTCTTGGAGAATTAGCCATGTGCTTTGGAAGACCATCCCCACCACCTTTACCAGAACCTAGACCAACACCACCAAAGCCTGAGAAGACTGCACAGAGAGTTGTTGTCGGTGATAATAGAACTAGACCTGCACCTTCAAGCGTTACAGGTCAGCAAACTACAACTACAGGTGGTAGAAAAAGAACAGGACAAAGGCAAAGTCGAGCAAGAAGACTTGGTACAGCTATGTTGAGAATACCTTTGAATCCTAATCAAAGTACATCTGACTTGAGGTATTAAATATGTGTTTTTTCGGAGGAGGTGCAAGAGCAGCAACACCACCAAAAACTACGTTTGATGATTCTCCACCTGTTGTAACTGGTATGCAAACTGGTGTAGATAATCCTGTTGATACAGCAAAAGTTACAGAAGAACTAAAAATCAAAAGGATGAATAAAGAAGGTATGAGTAATCCTGGTGACTCTCTTAACATTGCAGGTGTAACAAGAAGAAGTGGTAATAAATCAACATTTAAAAAAGACTCTACAGGAAGAATAAGAAAAATGTCAGTAAGCAGTTATCGAAAAAGTTTGAGATCAAGAGCTAGATCTAAATCATCTAAAAAATAAATGGAATACTCAACACAAGGACAAACAGCAGGTGGAAGATACGCACAACTACAAAGTGCAAGATCTACCTTTGATAGAGAAGCAAAGGAATCTTCTAAACTTACAATCCCTAGTCTCATACCAGAAAGTACAACAGGTACAAGAGCAAAGATCAAAACACCTTTCCAAGCTGTAGGTGCTAGAGGTGTGAATAGTCTTGCATCTAAACTATTATTTGCTTTACTACCACCATCAACTGCCTTCTTCAAACTAAGTATTGATAGTCTTGAACTG